TGATGAGCTACGAGGCGATCGCCGAGGACGCGATCAACGCCGAGAAAAGCGAATCCTCGCGCAAGGATTTTTCCAACCTCGTGCTCGGGTTGCCGTACCGGTTCCGCGGCGACGCGCCGGACCACATGCGGCTGATGGAGCGCCGGGAGGATTACCGTCGGGCTCACATTCCGCCCGGCGCGCTGCTGGTCTCGGTGGCCTGCGACGTGCAGATGCGCGGCATCTATTTCGAGGTTCTCGCGGTCGCGCCTGACCGGCGGACATGGGTGATCGACGCCGGCTATCTCGACGGCGAGACGACCGACCACGATTCCGGCGCGTTCGTCGAGTTGACGGATCTCTATCATCGCAAATGGCCGGATGCGTTCGGCAACGCTTGGCGCGCCGACGAATTCGGCATCGACGCGAACTATCATACCGGCGCGGTCTACGAATGGACGCGCCGCCATCCCGGTACAAAGGCGCTGCAGGGCCGCGATGGATGGGGCAGGCCGGCGCTCGGCGTCGCCACCGATCAGGATGTCGATTACAAGGGCAAGAAGATCAAGGGTGGCGCGAAACTACGCGGCGTCGGCACATGGCCGCTGAAATCGACCTTCTACGCCTATCTCGGGCTGACCGCGAAGGCGGACGGCACCGATCTTATTTACCCGCATGGCTTCTGCCACTTCGGATCGTTTCTTGACGAGACCTACTTCAAGCAGATCACGTCGGAATACCTCGCCGAGGAAAAGGTCCGGGGTCGAAAATCGCAAGTCTGGAAAATTCGCGGTCACGCCGAGAACCATTTTCTCGACTGCCGCATCTACAACATGGCGCTGATCGACCCCTACCTCGCGTCGTTCACGCCGGATGATTGGGCCGCGCGCGCCGCGGAGCGCGGGCTGCCGCAGGATATGAGAACGCCGGATTTGTTTACGCCGCGGCCGTTCGGCCGGGAGGCAAAAACACCGGCCGACGACCATGAACGTCCGCGCGATCCGTTCGCGCAGCTTGCCGAAATCAACAGGGGGATGTGATGGCGAACGCGATCCCGCTCATTGTTGCGGTGCTTGCGGCGGCGGTTTTCACGTTCATCGCCGTTCGCGCCGACCAAAATCGGAGGGGCCCGTGACACTCGCGGAAAAACTGGCATCGGCGGAGACCGCTCTGCATAGTCTCATCACCGGAACGCTCGCTGTCGAGGTCGATACCGGTGATTTCCGGACGCGCTTCACCCAGGCGGACGTCGCGAAGTTGCAGGCCTATATCGGCCAGTTGAAACAGGAAATCGCAGGCCAGCCGGTTCGCGGCGCCATCGGCATCTATTTCTGACGCTCAATCCAGTCCGCATCCCGTGTCATGGGCGGCTGTCGTACCCGCCCGGCCCCATACGCGCGCAATTGTGACTTCGTCACAAGCGCTCAACCGTCGTGGCCAGATGCTGGATGCGTGAGCCGCGGGCGACGCGGTCGCCTCCGGATGGAGGCCGCGCGCGAGAGGTTGAGGCATTCCGCGCCTCTCTCGCGTTCTATTTTGAAGGCAGGTTGCTCATGAACGCGCAAGTCGTCGACGCGCAAGGCTTCAACGCGCAGGTCTTCGGTCCGGACGGGGATCCGATCCCGTCATCGGCGATCGCCGCCGTGCGCGCGAGCGCGTCGTGGGAAAACCCGGCCTATCGCGCCGCCAGCCTGCACGCGCAGGACATGGCGGCGTGGCGTCCGCAATCGGCGTCGGCGGATTCCGCCGTGCTGCCGGACCGCGAAATCATCAACGCCCGCGCGCAGGACCTGGTGCGCAACGATCCGCACGCGGCGGCCGGTGTTACCCGGCTGGTCGACATGCTGATCGGCGCCGGTCTGTTGCTCTCGGCCAAGCCCGACGCCCGCGCGCTCGGTCTCGATCCGTCGACCGAGCAAGGCCGCGCGATCGCGCGCCAGCTCGGCGACATGATCGAAAGTGAATTCCGTATTTTCTCCGAGGATCCGCTCAAGCGCTCCGATGCGCAGAGGCGTCTGTCGCTCAACGGCATGTGGCGCCTGCTCGCCCGCACATGGGTGACAAGCGGCGAGTGCGCCGCGTTCATGACGTGGAAAAAGGGCTGGCGTTATGCCACGGCTCTGCGTGTGGTCGATCCCGACCGCCTGTCGAATCCGAACGGCCTGCCGCCGTCGCAGCGCCTGCGCGGCGGCATCGAGTTCGACGGCGACGGCGCGCCGATCGCCTATCATGTGCGCAACGCGCATGCCGCGGACTGGTATGCCTCGCCGCAAAACGCGACATGGACGCGCATTCCGCGCGCGACATCGTGGGGGCGGCCGGTTTTCGTTCACGGTTTTGAGCCGGATCGTGCCGATCAATCGCGCGGCGTCACGCTGTTTGCGTCGCTGATGTCGCGGTTGCGCATGATCGGCAAATTCGCCGACAACGAATTGGCCGCGGCAGCCGTCAACGCGCTGTTTGCGGCTTTTGTCAAATCGAACATGTCGATCGAGGCGGCGACCCAGGCGTTCACGCCGCAGACCGCGACGTTCGCCGACAAGCGGATCGACTACTGGAAGAAATATCCGCCGATGCTCGGCGGTGTGCGCATTCCGGTGCTGCCGCTCGGCGACGAGATCCAGATCAATTCCTCGCCGCGGCAGACGACCGCCTATCCGATGTTTCAGGCGGCGTTTCTGCAATCGATCGCCTCGGCGCTCGGAATTTCTTACGAGCAACTGTCGATGGACTGGTCGAAGACCAATTACTCGTCGGCGCGCGCCGCCCTCAACGAGGTGTGGCGACACGTTCAGTCGGTGCTCGCCGCGTTCATCGAGCAGGTTGTCACGCCGGTCTATTTCGCCGTGATGGAGGAAGCCTTCGATCGTGGCTACATCGTGCCGCCGAAGGGGGCACCGGACTTCTGGGAAATTCCCGCCGCCTATCTGCGCGCCCGTTGGATCGGCCCCGGCCGCGGTTATGTCGATCCGGTCAAGGAAGCGAACGCCGCGACGACCCGCATGGGCGCGTTGATGTCGACGCTCGAAGACGAATGCGCCGCGCAGGGCCTCGATTTCGAGGCGACGCTCGACCAGATCGCCGCCGAGGAAGCCATGCTCAAGGAACGCGGGCTCACGCGCGCCTCCGTCATGCCGCACCTCAACCCGGCGCAAAGCGAACCGGACCGGGACGAAAATTCGGACCGTCGCGCCGACAATCAGGATCAAGCCGCATGACCATCGTCAACCGCATCGCCGCGACGCGCGTTTTCAACACCGAACTGATGATCGACGCCGGCAAGGCCGCCGCGATCATGAATGGTCTCGGCGACCGGTTTGTCGAAGGCGGGGCGATGATCGTCGGCGTCGATCCGGTCGATCATGTGGCCTTCGCCAACGGCCGCCCGTCGGCCGGCGTGGTCGGTGACCTGTTCGGTCGGCGCATCGAGCAGGCCGGTGAAGGTTCGCGCATTCTTCAGGTGATTGACGGCGTCGCGATTATCCCGGTCGAGGGAACCCTCGTTCACAAGGGCCGCTTTCTCGGTCAGTATTCGGGCGAGACGTCTTACGAAGGTCTGCAGACGCGCATCAACCGGGCCCGCCGCGATCCGAGCGTCAAGGGTGTCGTCGTCGAGATCGACAGTTTCGGCGGCGAGGTGTCCGGCGCCTTCGACACCGCGCACCTGTTGGCCGAGTTGTCCGCCGAGAAGCCGACGCTGGCGATCCTGACCGATCACGCGCTCTCGGCCGGCTATCTGCTCGCCTCGGCCTGCCGTCAGATCGTCATGCCGCAGACCGGCGCGGCCGGATCGATCGGCGTCATCACACTGATCGCCGATTTTACCGGAAAACTCGACAAGGAAGGAATCAAGGTCGCCGTCGTGGCCTCCGGGGCCTTCAAGGCCGACGGTAATCCGGCGCTGCCGCTCGATCCGGCCGTCATTGCGCGCGCCCGGGCCCGTGTCGACGCGATGCGGGATGTATTTGCCGCGACCGTCGGGGAATTTCGTGGTCAGCGCATGACGAAAGACGCCGCGCTGGCGACGGAGGCGGGCGTCTATTCCGGCGCCGA